GGAACAACCATGCCTGAAGGTAGGTTGCAGGTAGGTGTAAGAGAGAAATCGGTAATTTTTACAGACCCTGTTTCTGGTATAACCTCAGTTGGTATTGGAAGCACAAATCCGTGGCAGATATTCCAAGTGAATGCTGCAGAAGAGACATTTGTAGTTACGCAAACAGGTAGAGTTGGAATAGGTAGTACATTTCCTGGTACTATACCTGGATATAATGAGGGTGCTGATGGTGAAATAAAACTAGATGTAGAGGGATCTGTAAAAATTGACAGGAATATTGTCGATTCTGCCGATTCATCTGGTGCGAATGGATATTATTTAAATCAAGATACAAATGGTATACGATGGGTTCAAGCATCTCCTGTATCATTGGATGGAATGTATGTTCAGGATGAAGGAGTTGATTTACCTTTAAGTGGTACTGCACAATTATTCCAGTGGTTAAACTTTACTCAAATAAACAGTTTAGGTCTTGGAGTAGATACTTTATTACCAATACCTGATCCAGCAAACCCAACTGCGATTGCAAGGATTCAAACTCAGGACTTATGGGGTCATACTAATACTAATAATGATTCTCCAATCTATAGGATGACGAATATTGGTATTAAGAATAATAATCCAGCAGTAGAGTTAGATGTTGATGGACAACTTCATGTAACTGGAGATGTTGATTTTGACTCTAAGTTAAATGTAGATGGTGATACTGATTTACAAGCAAAGTTAGATGTTGATGGAGATACAACACTTAATTCGATACTAGATGTAGATGGTGATACTGATCTTCATTCTAAACTTACAGTAGATGGTGATACTCGGTTAAAGCAAAGGCTTGATGTAAATGGAGATACATTTTTAGATGGGCAATTAGATGTTGATGGATTAACAACCTTTAATAATACTTCAGATGCTAGTAGTACTACTGCTGCTTCTGTGCAAATGGATGGTGGTCTAGGTATTGTTAAGAAATTATTCGTTGGTGGAGATACTAAGGTTGAATCTACAACACAATCAGCTAATAGTTCAAGTGGTTCTCTTGTTACTTTAGGTGGTGCTGGAATTGGAAAGAACTTAAATGTTGAAGGAAATACAAAATTAATTGGTACATTAGAATTAGAAAACCAGTTAATTGATAAATTAAATACAACAGGATATGATGGTTCTCGTAGTAAAAATGATTATAGATTATCTGCTACATCAAGTGGTGTAAAGTGGAGACCATCTGGTGTAGAAACTACCAATACTTATTGGGTAACAAAAGATGGAAATGATAGTAATACTGGTTTATTGGAAGGTGATGCTAAAGCATCTGTAGGTGCTGCAGCAGCAATAGCACAACCAGGCGATACAATTAAAGTTCGTTCTGGTGTTTACACTGAGAATAATCCCATTGGATTGCAGAGAGATGTTACTATAACTGGTGAAGATCTAAGATTAGTTACTATTACACCTTCTAATGTCAATAAGGATGTTTTCCACGTTAGACGAGGATGTTTGATTGAGAATATAAGTTTTCATGGAACATCAGCAGCACAAGAATTTATTAATTGTGCTGTTGTAGCATTCCCACCAACACAAACTTATATTGATGCTGGAGTATCATATGGTGCTATAACTGGATATACTTCTGCTGGACCTGCTAATGAAGGTCCAACAGGAAGATGGAAATCTCCATACGTTAGAAACTGTACTAACTTCTTGAATAGTAGTATCGGTATGAAATTAAATGGACATCATGTTGATGCTGCATATACTGGAACTAATGATTTGGGACAAGATTTGAAGAGTATGGTTTGTGATTCGTTTACACAATATAATGAGGCAGGTATTGGTGTTTCTATTTCAAATAATGCTTATGCTCAGTTAGTTTCTATATTCACTATTGGATGTGAGATTGCTATTGGATGTACATCTGGTGGACAGTGTGATCTTACAAACTCTAACTCATCATTTGGTACATTTGGTTTAGTTGCTGATGGTACTAGTGTTGTTGAGTTTGATGGAACATTACATGAAGCAATAAATGGAGAATCTGATAAGTTAACTCTTTCTGATTGTAGAGATTTTGATAGTGGTGGAAGAAGATATAGAACTCCTTTTGATGGACAAGGTGCATACTTCCATTTAGATATGAATGATTATGCAGATACTCCTTCAACTGCATCAATAACTGAACCAATGCAGTTAATTAGATCTATTACTGTTGTCAATGGTGGTAATGCTGGTGATTATACTGCATCTGCTCCACCAATAATAACTGCAACTTTCCCTGAAGGACCAGAAGCAATATTTGCTGAGTTTTCTCCTAATATAAGTGATGATGGTATAATAACTTCGGTTGATGTTATCGCTAGTGGTAGAAACTACTTACCTACACAAAATATTGTAGTGAGTGTATCTGGTACTGGTAGTGCTCAATTAACTGCAGATATGGATCCTATTTTATATACTGTTGATGAGGCAACTGAAACACCTACATCTGGAGCACTTCAAGGTAGAACTACAATAACCTTTAATGAGTTTATTCCATTTCCTGTTAAAGCAGGTGTAAAAATGGAACTTGTTAGGTTGAGTAGAATTATAACCAGTTCACATTCATTTGAATATGTGGGTGCAGGTACAAATATAAATACAGCTAACCCATTCCAGGCTGGAAAACCTATACCTGAATATGAAGTTGTTGCTAAAAATGGTGGTCAAGTACCATTTACCAGCACGGATCAAAAAGGTAACTTTAAAATTGGTGATGGTTTGACAATTGATCAAACTACGTCTACAATACGTGGAAGGGATTTCAATAGAGCTATACAAGCACAATTAACACCACTGATATTAGCGTTAAGATAATATGGCAATAGCACCCGTTAATAAGTTTTTAAATGTTTCTGTTCCTGTAGCACCAGGATTACAGAAACTTTATGAGGTTCCTACAGGAACTTCATCTTTATTGCTATATGCACAAGTATCTAATGTTGCGGTAGGAACTACATATCCAACAGTCACATTTATTCAAAGACGAGAGCAAAGAAGTACAGGAAATTCGAGAGATATAAGAGTCATAAAAGATGCTGAGATACCACCAAATGATGCATTGATAATGGTGGATGGTAGAATAGTATTGGAGAAAACTCCATTAGTAATTGATAAAGTTTATATTTCAGGAACACAGAGTGGAGTTAATACAGTTACCAATGCTGCATATGATGAACCAACTGGAATTGTTACTGTAACTACAATGTCTGATCATGGATATAATGCATCAGAACAGATTACAATGGGTGGATTATATTTTACATGTTCTGGTAGTACAGGAATTACAACAAATATTTTCCCTGATCCACAACAAGCATATGTCATAGATACTGTTCCTAGTACAACATCATTTTCTGCTGATATTGGTAGATCTAAGGGATATACTCACATATATGAACCAGCAGTTCATACATTTGTTCGTGGTACTCCACAATGTGTTGAAGTAGTTGATGGATCTGGTAGTGGACATACTGCTGGTACTAAATTTAGTGTATGGAAATGTACTTATAATCCAACTAGTGGTGAATTGACTTTAACCATCGGTGCTAATAGTCTTGTTAATGGAAATACTATTAAAATAGCAGATAATTCTCTGGTATTTACTTGCACTATGGATAACGATTATACAGAACATTCTTATCCAAGATCAACTGATCCTGCTTCAGGATCAAATTTAACTCTTGCGGTTGCTTCTGCTAATGAATCTATTCGAGTCAATGTAGGAACAACAGATGCAGGTGGTATGGTTGCTCCATTACAAATGGAATTCATTGCAAGTATTCTAGAGAATAGTAATGTCTAAGAAATATTTGAGTGGAAGGGTTAAGAGAACCCCACAAGATCAATTAAAGGAAGATAGATATCAATATCTTGGATTAGAGCAAGCAGAACCTAATCTTGGAGATCCTGTTGCTGGTGGAACACCAAGTATTCCTGCAGGTGGTCAATATCAAATAGTATCAATACCTGGATTTCCTGGTCAAAGATTTTGGACTCCAATTGCTGGTGGTAGTACTCCTGGTGCTCTAAGCATATATGATGAAGGATCTCTTGTAGGAACTGCAAATAGTATTACACAAATTGATTTTGTTGGTGCTGCTGTAGAAGCTACTGGTGCTGTTGGTAATGTAAGAGCAACTGTTACTGTTACCCCTGCAACTATAAGTGCTACTCCACCTACAAATGCTAGAGAAGGTGAATTGTGGTGGGAAAGTGATACTGGTGATTTATTAATATACTATAGTGGAGTTTGGGTTATTGCTAACTCTGGTGGTGGTAACATAAATCCAGGTCCTAAAGGTGAAGTTGGTCCTAAAGGTCAAAAAGGTGAATTGGGTCTTACAGGACCTGATGGACTCAAAGGTGCTAAAGGTGCAGATTCAACTGTAGCAGGTCCTGAAGGTCCTCCTGGAAATGCTGGACAAAAAGGTGTTGATGGTTCTCCTGGTAATGATGGACTCAAGGGAGAACCTGGTATTAAAGGTGATGGTGGTGATAAAGGACAGAAAGGAGAGAATAAAGGAGAACCTGGTGACAAAGGTGATAAAGGAGAATTGAATGATAAGGGGGAGAAGGGTGATAAAGGTATAGATGGTGCTGCTGCTAACAAAGGAGATCCTGGTGATAAAGGTGATACAGGTCAAAAAGGTACAGCAGGTGATGGTAATAAAGGAGATAAAGGAGATAAAGGACAGGATGGTGCTACTGCGAGTAAGGGGGATAAAGGTGAAGTAGGTGATAAGGGAGATAAAGGTGAAGGAGATAAAGGAGATAAGGGTGAAACAGGTGCAGGTACTAAGGGAGAACCAGGTGGTGAAGGTGATAAAGGTCAAGTAGGAGATAAAGGACCAAAGGGTGATGGTGCTAAAGGTAATGATGGAGATAAAGGAGACGTAGGTGATAAAGGTATTGTAGGAGATAAAGGTATTGAAGGAGATAAAGGTCAACCAGGTGATGGTGAGAAAGGTAATGTTGGTGATAAAGGTGCAGACGGAGATAAGGGTATAGATGGGGATAAAGGTATTGAGGGAGATAAAGGTCAACCAGGTGATGGGGATAAGGGACAGGATGGTGATAAAGGTGCAGACGGAGATAAGGGTATAGATGGAGATAAGGGTTTACCTGGTGAAGAGGCTGATAAGGGTCAAAAGGGTGAAGTAGGATCTACTACTAAAGGACAAAAGGGTGAAGTAGGACCAGATAATTCCACTAAAGGACAGAAAGGTGAGGAAGGTGATAAAGGTGAACCAGCTTCTGGTGGTGGTGTAGCTGGTAATGACCACGATATTCAATATAATAATAATGGAACTCTTGCAGGTGCTGCTAGGTTACATTATAATGATTCATCACATGGCGTTGAACTTCTCAATAGTGGTGGAAGTGCTCAAGCAATACTTAGATTAAACAATAGTAATGAATTTGAATTATATAATAATGTTTCTTCACCTAATGGTGGTGCTAATGGAGTATCAATAACAGCAAAATCTACTGGTGTATGGTTGCCAAGTAAGTTATATTCTTATGAAACTCCATCAAATACTCAAAATGCTGGAGTTTTAGGTGAATCTGCTGGTTCTGGTGGTTCTGGTTCTGGTCAATCGTGGGATTGGATGCCTCAATTTCTACTAGATGCTCATGCTGAAGTAAATGTTTATGGTGCTGGAAGTCATAGTTTTACAGCTGATCTTAGTAGATTTGCATATTTTATAATGATTCTTACTGGTGGCGGTGGATCAGGTGGAGAAGGTGGATCAAACGCAGGAGGCGGTGGCGGTGGATCAGGTGGAACAGTTATTCAGGCAGGTGGTCATGCGATGTTGGGTGTTACTCCAGTAGCATCTATAACAGTAGGATCTGGTGGCGGTGGTTCAAGTAGTGGTAATGGAAATAATGGTGGTAATAGTGTTATTACTACTAATGGTGGTGGTTCATATGCAATGTATGCTTATGGTGGAGGAGCTGGAATTGGTAATCAATCCTCTATAAATGGTGGTGGTCATGCTGGCAATGCTTCTGGTTCTGGTGGATCACAATCTCAAACAGTTGTATCTAATGGTGCTTTTGGTGGAGTAGGACACACTGCTAACTATCTTCGTGGTTTTGGCGGACCATCATTCTGGGGAGGTCCTAATGGCACTAACTTTAGTACTGCTGGTGCTCCTGGTTCTGGTGGCACTGGTTCTCAAAATGGTAGTACCTCTCAACCTGGCGGTAATGGCGTTGCTGTTATAATCTCAATGTGATCTATCTAAATATCTAAAAAATTATGGCAATAGGACTCACTCAAACAGTAGAATATGGGAATCAGCAAAAAGCTGCTCAATTGAGTGAATTTCTTGCGTCTTTAACCTCTACTGAAACTACTGCATTTAATTCTGGTGCTGATGGATCTAAGAACACTCTTGTTAAGTTTAAAGATTGGCAAAATAAAATATATGCTCAAGAAGTAGAGGCTACTAAAAGTGTTGCTGGTATTACTTCAAGATGTGCCATAGTTAATGATAGTGATGGAATACTTTTTGGTGTATATCCTCAGAATGTTTCAATATCTGATTTTAATCATCCACCAGGAACGACTGTTGTTGGTATAGCAAGTACATATTTTAGTGGATCAGAATGTAATGTACATGCTGGATGGAAATATACAACATCTGCTGGATTCTTTAATCCTAATCTACCTAGTAATGATGATTATCTTAAAATACTTAGAGAAACTAGAGATCTACTTCTTACTCAATCCGATTGGACTCAGAGTAGAGATGTAACTCTATCAAATGATAATGACTGGAAAACTTATAGGCAAACTTTAAGAGATCTTCCTGCAAATACTGCTGATCCTAGCAACCCAACTTGGCCTACTAAACCATCATGAGCGTTATATCCTTTCCCATAAATCCTAATGTAGGTGATACATATTCTTTCGGTAGTTCTACTTGGAAGTGGAATGGTTATGCTTGGACTAGAATACCTGATCCTGGTGCAAAAGGTGAATCGGGTGGACCTGGTGGTGATGGAGATAAGGGTGAAATTGGTACTAAAGGTGATAAAGGTGCTCAAGGACCTACTGGTGAAAAAGGTGATGCATCTGTTGTTCCTGGACCTATAGGACCTAAAGGTGAGGTAGGTGATAAAGGACAGAAAGGAGATGTAGAAGCAAAAGGTAACAAGGGTGAAGTAGGTGATAAGGGACAAAAAGGTGAAATAGGACCAAAAGGTGATAAAGGTGCTGATGGTGCTGATGGTCAAAAAGGTGAGGTTGGTTCCCAAGGTTTAGTAGGTGATAAGGGTGATGTAGGACAAAAAGGTGAACTGGGTATAGGTCAAAAGGGTCAAAAGGGTGAATTAGGTGCTGATGGAAATAAAGGTGATCTAGGTCAAAAGGGTGAAGTTGGTGTAGGACAAAAAGGGCAGAAAGGTGAACTTGGTCTTACTGGTGATAAAGGTACTAAAGGTGAAGTAGGATCACAGGGTACTGTAGGTGATAAAGGTTCTACTGGAGATAAGGGAGATACTGGAGATAAAGGAGATAAAGGTGAACAATCTAATGTAGCAGGACCACAAGGTGAAAAAGGTGCTACTGGATCAAAGGGTGATGATGGATCTGCAGGACCTCCAGGACCTTCAGGTGGACCTGTAGGACCAGGAGGAGATAAAGGTGATAAGGGTGATAAAGGAGATTTAGGATCTCAGGGTGGTACAGGTAATGAAGGTCAGAAGGGTGATCAAGGTATAAAAGGTGATGAAGGTCCTATTGGTCCTGGTGGTGGTCAAAAAGGAGAGAAAGGTGAGGTAGGTTCTCAAGGTATTCAAGGTCCTATAGGAAATACTGGTGATAAGGGTGAAAAAGGTGAAGTAGGATCTCAAGGTACTGTAGGGGATAAGGGACAGAAAGGAGAAATTGCTGAGAAAGGTCAGAAGGGTGAAGTAGGACAAAAAGGTGATACTGGTTCTCAAGGATCACAAGGTGTTCAAGGAGATAAGGGTGATAAAGGTGTTACTGGTAGTCAAGGTACTGTAGGTGATAAAGGAGACAAAGGAGATACTGGATCACAAGGTAGTGCTGGTGATAAAGGTGCTACTGGATCACAAGGTGTTCAAGGAGATAAGGGAGATAAAGGTGCTACTGGATCACAAGGTGATGTAGGAAACACTGGAGATAAGGGAGATAAAGGAGATACGGGTTCTCAAGGTATTACTGGAGATAAGGGAGACACAGGTTCTCAAGGTCCTGGTGGGGATAAGGGTGATGCATCTGTTGTTCCTGGACCTCAAGGAACTAAAGGTGAAGTTGGTCTTACTGGAGACAAAGGACAGAAGGGAGAAGTTGGTTCTCAAGGAATTCAAGGTCAGAAAGGTGAAGTAGGATCTCAAGGTATTCAAGGAGATAAAGGAGATAAAGGTGAAGTAGGAACTAAAGGAGAAGTTGGTGATAAGGGTGATAAAGGTGATCTAGGAACTAAAGGAGAAACTGGAGCAAGGGGATTTACTGTAACAAATAGTGGTGCAAGTGATTATATTATCGATGGTGCTAATGATCCAGATCTTACTTTATTGAGAGGATTTACTTATATCTTTAATGTAAATGCAAGTGGACATCCTTTCTGGATTAAAACTTCTGCAACTACTGGAACTGGTAATGCATATAGTTCAGGAGTAACTAACAATGGTACTGCGTCAGGATCTATAACATTTGCAGTTCCGTATAATGCACCTAATACTTTGTATTATATTTGCCAATATCATAGTGGTATGGTAGGTACTATTAATATTAGTGATGCTGGTCCGAAAGGTGAGGTTGGTGATAAAGGTGCTAAAGGTGAAGTAGGATCTCAAGGTATTCAAGGTGAAAAAGGTGTTAAAGGTGATGTAGAAGCAGCAGGTAATAAGGGTGAACCAGGTGATAAAGGTAATAAAGGTGATCTGAATGATAAGGGTCAAAAAGGTGAGATAGGTTCTGGTTCAGTTCCTTCAGGAGCTGTGATGTTATTCTATCAAGCATCTGCTCCTACTGGATGGACTCAAGTAACAAGTGGTGTAAGTAATAAGGCACTTAGAGTGGTAGATGGAACTGGTGGTGGATCTGGCGGTAGTAATTCATTTACTAGTACTTTTGAGAATAAGAGTATAAGTGTAAGTGGATCTGGAAGTGCTAGTGGAAGTACAGGAAGTAGTGTTTCTGGATCTACAAGTAGTGAAAATGCTGGATCTGTTAGTGTTAGTGGATCTGTTAGTGGTAATTGTAGTGGTAGTCAATACATTTACGCTAGTACCAGTCAAGTAACATTAGCAACTAGTCAGATACCATCTCACGCTCACCAATATCATGCAAAAATTGGTACTTCTGGTGGTAATTATGGTTTTCTTGATCATTTAAATGCTGGTTCTTCAGGACAACCTAATACTAATAGTACTGGTGGAAGTGGAGCTCACAATCACTCATTAGTTAATTACCAAATATCTGGTTCCAACTTTAGTTTTAGTGATAGTTTTAGTGCTTCTGGTTCCCCTAGTAATCATAGTCACGATATAGGCAATCACTCTCACAGTTTCAGTGATAGTGTTAGTGTTAGTAGTTCTGGTAGTGTTGACTTGCGTGTTCAGTATGTTGATGTTATAATATGTTCAAAGGATTAATATAATGAAACTTGAGCAGGGTAAGTTCTGCCCTTTAATTGGTAAAGATTGTATTCAAATGCAGTGTGCTTGGTTTACTCATGTTCGTGGTATGAATCCTAATACAGGAGAGGAAACTGATGAATATGGATGTGCAGTTACTTGGTTGCCTATGATGATGATTGAAAATTCTGGACAACAGAGAGCAACTTGTGCTTCTATTGAATCCTTTAGAAATGAAACTGTGAGATCAACTATGAAAGCACAAGAAATATATCAAAGAGAATTGGAATTAAAAGCTCAAGAGAGATTACAACAATCTAAGCAAATAAAAAATGTAACGGAGATAGAAGAATGAAATTAACAGTCGTTCCATCTGATAAAACAATAATTATTGATACTGAAGGAGTGGTATGTAGTAATGTTGATCTTTCTTGGATTCCTACAGATGTTCATGCGATGCATTGGGATAGTTCAACAAACAAAGGTCACGTTGAATATACTACTGAAGGTAAATGGAATGAGGATATTACTGCAATAGGTATTTGGCAACAAGCAGTAACAGATCATGCTAATGAAAAAACTGCTCAAGCAAATATAATAGAGGCAGCAAGAGATCATTTAGCAGAAGTAAAACAATATAGAAATGCTTTATTATCTTGGTCTGATTGGACTCAAGGTAATGATTCTCCATTAGGTTCTAGTAAGAAAACTGAGTGGCAAACATATAGACAAGCATTAAGAGATATTCCAGCAACTATAGCAGCAGATAGTGGTTTAACTGCGAAGGCGATGGCAGATGACTTTACACATTCCAGTTGGCCGACAAAACCTACATAAGTTAAAATTTTATTATGGAAGAATTGATTCAAACTATTAAATTTTTAGATTTTGATCAGTTAAAGGAAATAAATGATTATATTGATACATTAGAATTATTTCAGAGTAAAGTTTTTGATCACTCTGATGGAAAGAAAGATGCGTGTAAACAAGATTCTGATGTTAGAACAAGTGTAAGTGCTTCATTAAAGGAATCGCATGAAGTAACTAAGATAATACACAAAAGTATGAATGATGCGTTACTTGTTTATAGAGATAGAGTAAGTAAAATATGTTCAACATTTAAGTATTATCCTGTTCCTGGTGGATATTCGACAACATCTAATCGAGAAAGTATTCAAATTCTTCAATATACTGATAATCAGGAATATAAATTTCATACTGATCAAAGTCCAGATAAAAGAGCATATGAATTTGATAGAAAAATATCAATAGTTCTTTATTTGACTGGTGGTTTTGAAGGTGGTGGAACTGAATTTCCACATTTAACACTCAAACCAAAACCAGGATATGGTTTAATATTTCCTTCAAATTGGTGTTATCCTCATTCTGGACAGAAAGTAACTAAAGGATGTAAAAGAGTTGCAGTTAGTTGGTATTATGTGGATAGACAACTTGAAGTTATTAAGGATGAGAGTGTGAAAGGTTGACAGATTACACACTACATAGTATCATATTAGAAATCGGAGTATTTGAATGGATACTGAGGAAACAGTACAGGATATTATAGTCGATGTCTGTAAAAAAAGAATTACCTTAATTAGTAATGAGGGTGAAACTAGATTTGTTAAGTGTGAAAGTGGCGATCAGTTCTTAGCAGTAATGGAAGTTATTAAGAGAAGTGCTGAACCTGAAATGATTACTTACGTTGATCCTGTCTCACAAAAAGATGACTAAATAGAAACATAGAAATATTTTGGCCAATATTCTCCAATGCCTTTAAATAAGTTAGAAAATTTTATAAAGAATAGTGAAGGGCGTATTCTTTATGTAAATCCAAATGACCTTGATGCTACTGATGGTATTGAAAATCAAGGAAACTCATTAACAAAACCTTTTAAGACCCTACAAAGAGCACTTATTGAATCTGCTAGGTTTTC